CAATCATCATAAATTGCTCGCTATCTGCAGGAAGTGAACCAAGTTGACCCCGTGGCCATTTAATTCTAAATTCTGTATTCTCTATTAATTCTTTTTCCATTAATTGTATTCTAGTGTCTGCAACATTTAATCTTTCTACAATTTGAAAGTAACCCATAGTTCCTAGTGCTACAATTATTATTAAACTGGCAACTGTTTTCATAGGCATTTGTACAGCAGCCGATTCAGATATTGTTAAAGGTTTTTTACTCATTTTCTTTTTTTTCTACCCATATAATAGTCACCAGGTTCATAATCCCAACGTTTACCATGATGACCTCTAATGTCAGCATATCCCATTCTTAATTTAACAATTATTTTTTTTAACCATAAACTCATGTATTTTCTTCTTCTTCCATATTTTCTAAGCAAACAAACTTAACATATAATTCATTTTTATTTATTTGTTCTGGACCAGATGCTTCTAAAAATTCTTTAGATTGCTCATAACCTGCAACCATGCAATCATACCAACTATTATACTGTAGACCAGTGTGCATTGGTGGCATGCAAGTAGATTGTATTGCAGAGCATAAAATAAGTATTAAAGATAGCTTCATTTTTGCCAGCTAAAAAGCCAAGCAATAAGTTTATCCCAAAGATTTTTTATCTTTTCCTTTATCTTTTCGATCATGATCTTCCTCCAAATTTTTTATTTTTTCTAATGCGTCTTCTAAATCTTTATTTGTATGTTCTAATTTTTGCAAACATCTTTTATTAGCTGCATCTTTAGATTTACCAGCATCTTGTAATTCTGCAACTTCTTGACGAAGTATACGAATTTGTTCTTTGTATTCGTTAATTAATTCAAAACTGTTATCGGACATTATTTTTTTCCGTTACGGAAAATCTGTGTACCTTTTATACCATATATGCTCGCAACGACAAGGATCCACAAATTAGTGAACCATGAAGGGAGTGCCGAAAAATAATCAAAGAATAATTTTACCTTGTCCATAGCAGATGGGTCATCTGATATAACTGCCCAAGCGAGCACTACTATGGGAGCCGAGAGAACAAGCAAAACGAACTCGTCTTTCCAGTCTGATTGTCGGGCCTCTAACAATTTTCCCTGGTAAGCCTCCTCACCACGAGCCATACGATCGGCATGTAAATGCTGTGCATCTGCCATTTTCATTTTTGTTTCTTGACGTTTTTTGTATATATGCGTTGCCGCATTTAATCCTAATTTTAATGCACTAAACCAAGCCATTTTTTTCTAACCATCCTGGCACATCAAATGATGGACATTCTTTTTTGTCATCAACTTGATAGTGTCCTATTATTTTTTCTATATTATATTTATTTTTTAATTTTAATAATAT